TTATGCGTATCTGTCGAGTTGCTATAAGCAATCATATCAGTCGTTAGGTGACGGCTTTTCATGATCTTAAGGCCCGGCACAATCGAATTGGCCAGAATATAAGATAGAACGGTCATATTAGTGTCCGTCATCCGGCGAGATATAAGGTCGTTATATGCCGCCGTTGGCATAGCGATAGTGTCAGCCATATATGTTTCTTTGGTATTAACCTCAATGCTAGTCAAAGCGTTGTTCACAATCTTGACGCATTCATCCGGCGTTGAGTTCTCCAAAGTCGCTGGAGCCGCCGTAACCGTTGCAGTCGGGTCGCTAAAGAAGCCAGTTGCAAACTTAGTGCCATCGCCAAAGCAAAGGATATTATGAATATCACGCTGCGCTACGAAATTAACCGCATTGACCTTTTCCGAAATAATATCCGTTCCAAGCTGCTGCGCTCTTACAAGCTCCATACTAGACCATTCAAGGCCAAGCTGCCTGATATAGTTTTCCTGCAAGTGCTGATTGCGCGTAATATCGACATAGTTAGGGTCGTTCGCCTTTTCAGCAAACCATGTAGGATCACCCAAAACGTCACCAGAACGATAAACGCTACCAATCGTGTAAACATCCCCGCTAGTGTCAACTGGCATAAAGTCAGCATAGTTAGCGTTCGGGTAGCGCACTCGATAAAGCGCAGCTTCCACGCGATGCAGTTGAGGGGTCAAAAACCCAATCGTTGCATCGGCGTCTTTGAAATTAACGCCTTCAACCGCATCACGAAAAGACGGTGCGCCTGTTTCGACATTTAGGGCCGCAAGGGATTCTTGCAAGCTATCGTAAAATTGAAATTCCATTGTCATTACTCCTTAACGACGCACAATAATGACATTGCCTGCCACTGCGATTGAATCCTCGAATACCCAGCCGGTTGCCGCGATATTGCCTGCCGATGTTGCCGTTACTACGCCTGCCGGGGTGACAAAAACATCATTGCCGTGAACCGCAGCGGTTGCACAAGCAACAGCTACTTGGCCGCTATTGCGAACGGTGACTTCATCATTCGTGACGTAGCTATCAATAGGGCGGGTCTTAGTTTCGGGAAGCGTATGCGTTAGCAATGCAAAGCCCATCAACTTACCAGCAGCAGGCGTTCCAGTTACACCCTTATTGCCGACACCGCGATAAACAGGTGCGCCAAATTTAAGCGTTGCCGATTCCAACGTGCGAGAAATATCGTTATACAATTCGCCGTTGATCTTTTGACCCGGCACCATTGCCGCTGGATTTTCTACAAATGTATCTTGCAAAATAGCCATGATTAAGCTCCCTTATATTTCAGTTGAAGCGCAGCCAATGAAGCGGCTTTGATCTTTTCAAGCGCATTATCATTGAGCGGCTTGCTATCCATGATCGACTTAGCGAGGATATCAGTGGCAGGCATTGCAACCGCATAAGCGAATGCGCCGTCTATCTCATTATCAGCCAGCTTGTCGGCAGCATCGCCAAGCTTTGCCTTCAAAGCCTTTTTCTTAATTTCTTCTTCGCTCATATCTTCTGCGCCAGCCATATCGGTCAGCTTGGCAGCATCCGCGATAAGCTTAACCCGAGCAGCAACAGCGGCTTTAACAGCAGCAGGCTCCGACGCCTTCTTAGCGTCGGCTAATTCAGCCTCCAGGACTGTCATTTTGCCAGTTGCGTCGGCAAGGGCAGCAGTAGCTTTGTCCGCGATTTCTTTTGCAGCCTTTGTTGCCTCGTCCTTCTTAGCAAAAGCCGCTTGAACAGCTTCCGCATCGGATAGGTCAACAATCAGGCCGTCTAGCGTGATTTTTTTCACCTTTTTTTCTCCATAGTTGATGCTGTCAATTGCCAGCGGGTTTGCATCGCAGACCGCAAAGTCTTTGATAGCGCATTCAGGGCCAGCGCGGCCCCTATCGACTAGAGCAACGTGATTGCCTCCAGTGATTCTTGACTGCCGGACAGGGCATCGCGTCCCGTCCGGCGCGATAAAATCGCCAAACTCTAATTCAGCAGTATAGCCATTGGACAATTCACGAGTGCCGCCATTTACAGCGTCGATACCAGCTTGATCGCTTATGATCGCGGTAATGTCGAAATAGTCACCATCCCTCGCAACGCGGTGGATTGCACCGGAAGAATAATCTTTCCAATTGTCGGATGTAACAGCAACCGTGGGATGGCCTATCGTAACTGGCTTGCCAACAAAGGAGGCCATTGCTCTTGCATCAAAAACAGTATCTGCATCGCGCAATACTTTTACAACCGCCTGATCTTTCAATCCATGCTTATTGTCAGGATCGACTTGAACGCCAGAATAATCATATACGCCCGTTCTAGCCGCGCGCGCTCTTACAACCAGATAACCCTCCGGCGTGTAATTCGTTTTGTCGAGTGTCAAAGCGTCATTAAAATTCATGTATTACGCGATTAACAGTAGTTAGTTGTCAATCTACGGACGCTATAATTCATCCTGAATGGCGAGATATGCTTGCTCGCGGCAACCGCATCTAATCGGAATACCCGGCCTATCGCTTGGCGCAATAACGTCACTGCCCCCGCGCTGCTTTCCGCTGCTAACAAAATAAATCTTGCCGTCGCGCGCTTGATGGTTGAGGCGCGGGTGTAATTTGCCGCTATGGCGATATTTGAATAACTCAATACCAGCCTCAGCTTTGCGTTCCCGATCTAATGTAGCTGCCAGCTTACTTAGTTGATCGGAAGCAATCAATATCGACCTCTTACGGCCAAAATCAACTGCATCGCTCAATTCTTTTGCAACCTGACTCGCTGGCAACCTATTCTGATAACCTCGTAACACTGCATCGGCTATCTTAGTCTGCGCTTGGTCGCTTACACTTTTAACCAGCGCAACGTTTCTAGCGAGAAAAGACTGGACACTTTCTTCTAAATCCAACGCTGATAGCAGTAGCTTATTATCAACATTCAAAGCTGACAAAACGGCAGCTGCCCACTTATCGCGGTGCCATTTGTCAATTTGGATAATCCAGTTTCTAATCTTAGGTGAGAATAGCAATATCAGCCTAGCAGCATCGGCGGCAGCATTATTTATCTCTTGCTGCGCGCTGTCCAAGGTATCGGTTGCCAGTGGCGTTGGGTTGTATTGTTCCATTATGCGAGGGCTAGCCGCTTGCCATACCCTTACAACCTCTAAATAAAGCCTAGCAAGGGCAATCTCTTGCGCCCTAGTGGGGTCAGCGGTTCGGATTGTTTTCGATACGCGCTGGCCTTTTATGCGCGCCATAGCGGCTAGATCGTAGCGCATTAGATCGCTACCTCAATATCCTCTTCTATTTCCGGATCATCAAATTCAGTAATACCAAATTCTTCTATAGCTTCACGAATGCCCGGCCATTGCCCTGATTCACTCATTCTGGTTTCAGTAACCTTCGCCAAGGCTTCCGGCACAATCAAACCAGTGTCCTGAATGATCTTAACCGTTTCAGCCATAACCTTATCCATATCAGCAAGCTCTTTGTCGCTAGGCGTATCGAGCGGCGCAAATTCAAAGGTTGCCTTGGCCACATTGGCAGCGGCGAGTAGTGGCTTGTCAATTTGCTCTAGATGCGGACGTAAATTCGATTGATCGGAAGCTACCTTTGCCCAGTAGTTTTTCATATCGCTGTCACCAGTGCTATTCAATCCGCCGGGTGACTGCCCAAGCAATCTTGTAGCTGGTATGTCAGCAGCACCCGATACAATCGACATATAGACTTCAATAACGTCCTTCATTCCTGCCAAGCTTAGTTGGCGCGCTTCCCAGCTATCCGCAGCATCGAGATAAATGCCGCGATGGATTGACTTATAGGTTGTCATTTCGTCAATACGGCTGGCAACCTTCTTTACGCCTTCCGCGCCGGATGCAAACATTTGTGCTAGACCGTCCAGCTTCCAAATATCAACCTTGGCCTCGTCAATCAGCGAGGCAAAGCCATCGGTGGCAACACTTGCGTTCTTAATCGCACTATCAACGCGCTGGATAATGCTATCACCCCAGAAACTGGCGTCCCAAGTTGT